CAGGACCTACCTACAAATCTGATTCGTCAGGTCGCATACAGATTGAAGCCAAGGCTGACATGAAACGGCGTGGCGTTCACAGCCCTGACCGAGCCGAAGCGATACTTCTCGCAGTATATGAAAACAAAAACATTATCCCTACCGTTGCACCTATTTCGATTGGACAAACAAACCCATGGACAATGTAAAGCGCTCTGACTTTGATTTAGATTTACGATACGGGCAAGAGGGCGAGTCCTACATTAAATCTTTACTAAACATTGAGACTGTTGAGGTCAAGCGAGATAAGCGCTGGAAAAATACTGGAAACCTTTTTATCGAGACTTGGTGCTGGAGCGATAACAAGTCCGAATGGTACCCATCGGCATTACAGACAAGCACGGCGACGCATTGGGCTTTCGTGTTGGAGGCGATGGCGATTATTGTGCCTACCGACCAGTTGAAGAAAACCGTTGAGAAGTACGGTCATCCAATTGAGTGTTCGATTCCGCCTAATTACTCAAAAGGCTATCTGATAAAGGTTACAGATTTACTTCAGGTGGCTCGGGGTTTCTAGTTAATCGTAAAGTTTTTTTGACCATTCTCGTCGCATGTAATTGTTGATGAGATTTGAACCAAAACTGGCATCTTGCAAATTTTGATAATCCGTATCGTTGGCATGAGTCGAGAATTCTGCCTCCCAGTTCTCGCGCTTAAAAGGCGTTACTTGAGCAATAGGAGTTCCTTTCTCAATGACACCCTTGAACCCTTTTTTAATCCAAACAGGAAACAAAATCTGTAAGTTTGATTTATCTGAATCAATGACAGCGGGAATCGCTTGCAAGTTTGTATTTCTAAATCCAAAAGGATGAGTCACTAAAACTGAATATCCAGGTGGGGTTATGATTCGCCAATAATTCAAATACTTAAAGGGCTGTAAGTGAAAACCATCGGGTGGTTCCACGCCTTCTCTTTGGTCGCCGTGCATTTCGAAAACAGGTCGCGATACTCGCCAAGTTATTGTAGGAGGTTCAATTTCACTTGTGGCATCCACATAAACATCACTCCATAAAGGTATGAGGTAGCCACTCGTAAGAGCGTCTAACATGGGAACACATTTTTTCCCCGAGGTGTTCGCTCTCATATTCATCAAAGAAAAACCCTTGCCGAGAGGATTATTCGGCGCACTCTTGTAAGGACTCATCTTTCTAAACCAGTCAGGTAAATTTTCCTTTGCTGGGATTGGCTTCGGGGCAATTTCAAAAAACCAAGGATAACTAGCCTTAAAAAGTATTTTTTTTGTCATGTTACTTTCCTAGTTCTTTTGGAGGGGTAAGAAAATCTAGTAGTTGCTCAACGATTACGACATCTCGAGTCACGCCATCACGGGTCATCAGATGCCCATATTCAGATGCGAAGGCTTGAACCTCTTTAATGATTCTTTCTCGTTCAGTTAGAGCCACGATTCTTTTCCTTCCATTCTTTGACAATTTCAATACCTTTTTCAAATCCATGCTCATTCAAGATTATCTGACATTGCCTCAAAGTTAAACCTGTATGTGGATGAGATGACGAGAGAATTCCCTTGCCAAACTCATCCACTAGGTCATTCAGTATCTCCTCGCTCATGCGATGACACTCTCAGGCTGGATGTCAAAGACAGTCTCGTAGAGCAGTTGCCCGCCCTCCCAATCATCCCAGTCGCCATCTGACTTAATCTCGATTGCATCACCAAAGATTTTCTTGGCGTGGATAAGGCTTGCAGTAACAACGGCGTCATAAGGCTTTTCTGCTGTCTTGCAGAAATCAAAGCCCTCGTCACCAAGTCGGATTCCGAAAGTCTCATGTCCGCCTTCTCCAACACCATTGAAAGCAACTAGAGTTTCATCGATGTTTGGTGCATCGAAACCTAGACCGTTGCCTAGTGCAATTCCCGCCTCAGTAGCAGTCTCGACGATTGCCTTGACCCCATTTGTCCACTCCGTAAATTGAGCGGGTGTGAGTTCTTCCTTGATTGTCCAATAATGTGTGTATCCCATTTATGCACTCTCCTTTAGTATCTTGGTTGCGATGTAGTTATTGATGCAATCTGCTCTCCATTGGTTAGCCCATTCGTTTTCAGTTGGAGATAGCAAGTAGATGAAGTTTGCTGGAGCCTCGATTTGTGCAGGACCCGATGATTCACCGATTACCTTTACAGCAACGGAGCCATTCTTACGGCGAGTTAAAAAGACAACCCCGAAAACATGGCTGTCGCCTTTTTTCTTAGCAGCAACATAGAAAGCCTTTTCGCCATGATTGTTCTTACCCTCAACAATTTTGACTACTTCGTAAGAATCGTTGTACATAGTCTTGAGATAATGCACGACATACTTTTTAGTAGTGATGTTCTTACCTACTGGAGTGACATCCCATCCCATAATCTTTTCCCCTCTCTGAGAACAACCCCAGTTTATCACAACTGGGGTTGATAATCCAATCTATTAGTGACCAGTTGAAGCCTGTTTTGGCTGACCGTCCCATAACCATCCGTTTGCAGAATAACTAATTCTGATTGCTGGCTTACCGTAGGAGTATTGAATACGGTGCATGGTGATTGGTGGATACTTCACTTCATATTCTCCAGTTTCGGAATTGTAAACCTGACGGCTTGCAATCTCGCCTGTTGATTTAGTTGTCCAGTAATCGCCGTTGCCCCACTCTGAATACTCGCGAGTTTGACCTGTTTGCTGAACCCATACAGATGACTTTGTAGCACGGACTACTTTGTAGAACTCAACATTAGTTTGGTCGTAGCCCCATGATGTGTAGAAAATGTCTCCTACTTTTACTTCTTGCTTTTCAGCCTCGACTACTGTTGCGATTGGAATTCCATATTCACTCACTTGATTACCACCCCTCCGTTTTTGATGATGATGTCTCTTACAAACTCTCTATCCACGCTGTCGCCACCGCCCCAAGTTGAAGCCTCGCCGACATAAATCTTGATGGCTTTTGTAATTGCCTCAACAGTTGCTCCCTCGATTGGGAAAACACCATTTACAGGGTTGTAGAAACTATCTACATATTCGACGAAATCTAATATCTCGTTGTTTTCAATCTGAGCCATGTCATTTCCTCTCTCTGCCTTGTACACTAAGTATAACACAACTGGGGTTAATAATCATCCCCAAACAAGGATATTTCTAAAGTATTTTTGTGCCACACAATTCGAACATTTGTTCGCCTGATATCCTTGGCTTATGTCTCTTACACCAGCAGTCTCCGCTCTTTTGAAGGCTTCATGCCCAACAGCGACTCAGGATGTAAGAGTCAATCTTACGAACCGCAAGAAAGCCATCGACGACGCCTCCTACGGTCCTCTCAACCCTTCAGAGCCGAATAACGCCTATTGGGACGGGATTGCAGCCGAATGGTCTGTATCAGTCGAGGAAGCCAAAAAACAGCGCTGTGGCAACTGTGCAGCCTTTATTCAGACCTCTGAGATGAAAGAGTGCATTACAGGCGGATTAGCCCAAGGCGATACCCGCGAGACCGCATGGGATGTCACAGATGCAGGTGAGTTGGGATATTGCGAGGCGTTCGACTTCAAGTGTGCCAGCGCTCGCACATGCCGTGCCTGGATTTCAGGCGGACCGATTACGGATAAGAATAAAAAATAATGACTGACACGATAATTCGTCTGCCAATCCAGCCGAATCAATTGTGTGACAGATGCCCTGCTATCGCTAAAGTCCGAGCAACATTCTTGTCAGGCGAATTACACTTTTGTGGACATCATGCAAAAAACCTCAAGGACTCTCTCGTAGTGAAAGCCCTTGAGGTTTATGACCCCGAAGCATTATTTAATTTATAGCGCCTCAAGAAATGTGCTGAGAGTTGCTGATACAACTAAAAGCGTTACGCAAACAATTCCAGTAATGCCCCATAAGTAGCGCAGTTCAGGAAACTTTGCAGGTGGTCGTTCGACCTTTACATTCTTTGACTTCATGATTTCCTCGAATCTCTTATCTACATCTTGCTGATTTTCCATGTGTTCCTCTCATGTTGTATCCTCTAATACAACTAGGGTTAGAATACAGGAATTATTCTTTAATTACAATATGAAACGGTGGAGCAGAATCCGAGTTGTATTCACATGCAATCTCGAGAGCCTTGTTCGCCCATTTACGAGCCTCTGCTCGAGTTACTAAATCTCCGCTAAGACAAGCCAAGGCACCAAGAGCAATAGCGCCACCTGAGCCAAGTCCGTAAATACCGCGAGAATCTTGTACCCATGAGTAATCAGAACCGACTTCATAAATCTTTCCGTTGTAGACGATAAGAAATTCAGATTCATGACTTGATTGCCCTTCCGTAGTTTTTTCGTAGCCCGCATCTGCAAAAGCCTTACGCATTGCTGGGATGAGAAATCCAGTTATGAAATGTCCATCATCTTTTGCAACAAAAGTTTTAGGCAGTTTGATTTGAGATTGCAAGATGTTGATTGCTCGCACATCACCTGCACAGGCGATTGTAAAGTTATCGTGTTCAATAATTTTTGAATGACCTTTTGCCATTCTGTAAATTGTTGAATCATCTGCAATGCGAGTATCGGCACCCAAGAGCGCCCAGTTTCTTCCTTGGATACCGACGAGAGTTGTCATGCCCGCTAGTCTACAAGTCGGGAATAACAACCTCGGTTTGAACCGCCGTAAGTGCGAGCATGGCATTGCGCCAAACCTCGGGAGTTCCCGTATCAGGCAGGTAGCCACCCGCCCCGCCTAGAAGGATGGGCATGTCATGGAATTGCTCTCTAACGGCTCGGAGTGACCTCCAATAGCCCGCTGGTGTGTAGGCGAGTTCGCTCAATGGGTCATCCTTGAGACCATCCGCCCCACATGCCACGAAAATCATCGTAGGCTGGAATTCAGAGCAAGCCTCAAAGAAGGCTTCAGTTGCAGACATCAAATCTTCATCCGTTGAACCATGAGTGAGCGGAAAGTTATAGGCACGGTTTTTGTAATCAGAGATTAAACCTGTACCTGGAAAGATTCCGTATTGGTGAACCGAGAATGTCATGACATTTTTGTTTGACTTGAGCAGCATCTCGGTACCGTCGCCATGGTGAGCATCGATGTCAAAGATTGCTACGCGCTCGCCTAATTCAGTTGCCTTCGTCGCAGCGATAGCGAAATCTGCAAACACGCAGAATCCACTTGAGTAGTCACGCATCGCGTGATGCTTTGCACCTGGCAAGTGAATTGCAAGGAGTGTTTTCTTATCGAGCAAAGTATTAAGAGCAGTTAAAGTACCGCCGACAAATAACTTTGCTAAATCACCAAGGTCATGACGCTGACCATCCCATTCATCTGATTCACCTTTGATGGTGACATCATGAACATAGATTGGGTCATGCACTAGCAAAAGGTCATCGGTGTGTGGCATCTCGGGTTCGAGTTCATCCACATTAAGGTGACGCTTTTGTGCCTCCAAGATAATCTGATTGCGACCATGGAGGAATCGTCGTCCCTGTGTAGGGTGCGACTTATCGAATATCCAGTTCGCGTATTCAGGCGAGTGAACAATAATTGCGTGTTCCATTAGGCATCCTCTTTCTCACTAATCGGATAAAGATAACCGCCCATTGCGACATCTGTTCCAGTCTTGATAACTATTCCTTCGTCTGAAAGATGAACAGTTGCTTCAGGGAAGAACTGAACAATCCACTTTTGTAAATCGTCTTTTGTCTCGACTTCGTTAATGTCCATCTTTCATCCTCTCTATTATTAACCCTAGTTTATACTACATACGCTCGCTAGTAAACCAATAGCCATCATTGTGTAACTTATTACCTAACGAATGAACTACATGGAAGCACATATCCATCCCAGTTCCGTTTACTTTAAGAGCGCTAGTTTTCTCATCTTGCTTATATCCAAGTAAATCTCGGATTGCTGGAGTTATCCAAATTGGGCGGTTGTCCACCATTACATAGAAATCAATCAAGCGTGACATCCCTGATTTAGAGACATTGCGAACGATTGAATAGATGCGTGTGTTCTCGGGTAAAGCCTCAACAACTTTTACTGAATATGGCTTTTCAATGGTTGTCATTAGTTGCCTCCCTTGCTGATTAAGCCCGCTTCGATAAGTGACATTGCGGTGCGTCCATAGTGACCTTGGAGTTGCCATGCAAGCCCTGTGTCTACTAGGTGCTGGAACAATTCCACAATCTTGTCTGCATCCAGTTCGCCTGATTCAAAAG